GTAAGAGCATTAACAGCATCAATGGATATGCGGCAGAAGTTAGTGCCCAAAGTTTCGTTGAAATGATGGACCACATGGCACCAAGACGTGCGGCTGAATTCGGCCACATGTATGAATGGGGACAGGTGGGGCAGGAGGCCGGTCGCCTATGGACTATGATTTTGACAGGAAAGCCAGAGACAAAGGTTCTTACATTCGACTTCAAGGAATCCACTGTGCCTGTGCCTGCGGGGGAGGCTGAAACTGGTATCTCTGGCGACACACGTCAAGGAGGCCACGTATTTCGTTGGAAGGCTGCTGTTACTGAAAGCGGACAACAGGTTTCTATCAGTCCTACTCACGGTGATTTCTTGGCTATCCCAACCACAGAAGGCTCAGGACCAAACACCAATGCGGGCGGGACAATGTGGTTTACTCGTGGAACCGTTAGACCTAAGGTAGATAGACTAGCGCACAATGCTTTTACAACAGCATGGATTGAACACTTTGGAACCGTTGCTGTAAAAGTTGTTGAAGAAGAAGTATACAAGAAGGTCGAGCAATTTTATAATCGTGATGTTAATGGTAAGATGATGAAAAAGATTAAGCCAGCACCGAAGAAGACAAAGGCAACAAAGGCGGAAGTGCTGGTGAAGCCACGCCCAGGAACTACTATCTATGGACAAAATGCAAAGGGACAGTTTATCAGTAAGATAGAAGCACAACGACTAGCGCTGGAAGCGCAGAGAATTGGTGATAACCTTGGCTAACAGAATGCCAGTGTACGATTTAAACGAATACCTTCTAAACGGTACTCGCGTGGGTGAACTTCTAGGTTGGCCTAATCCCGAGGGTCTTCGTCCTATCATACCTATTCAGCAGCAGCCAGAGCCAAACTCACGCAACGAAGTGGCTCCATACATGGTCTACACCGTCCGAACGGTACACGACCCTACAAATTGGTGGATGAATTCTGACGAGGTAACATACGTAATTTGGGGAACTTCGGTAGACACCCTGGCAGAAATCGCCAACGAGATTATCGACAACTGTCGAGCAATGGACGATTCAGCCAGAGACTTCAACGATTTCTTAATTAACAGAGGAACTGACCCTGACTACATTTTCCATTGGGTTCGACTAATCGGCAGTTTCAGTCCACAGCCAGCAGGACAAGAGGGTGGACGACTAGGATGGATTATAACACTTCGCTATGAGTATAGTCCAGCAGCCGGAAAACACATTGGTTAACTTGCTTTTGGAATCTTTGCGCGGTATTATGAGGCCAAGAGGAAGTGCCTAGCCAGCAAATGCAATACTTAGTAAAATCAGGAGGTGAAAGAAAGATATGCCAACAGTAAACACAAAGAACATCATGGTAGGTGCAGGACACCTATACATTACGAAGGCAGATGCCCCAGCGGCTTTGCCTGCTGCGCCTGCAACAACCGCAGGACCACCACCTGTCACACCGTCCTACAAGACGGCTTTGGACGCAGATACTAACTGGCGCTATGTCGGTGCAACTGACGGCGGTGTAGAAGTTTCGTGGACCTCTGATATTGGAGAAGTTGCTGTAGACCAGTTAAAGGACTCAGCCTTGATTTTCAACACGGGCCAGACGGCTACCGTGGGTACCGGACTTGCAGAACCAACACTAGCGAACCTTATGGTTTCTTGGGGTCTACGCTCTACTGACCTAGTTGGAGCCGGTGACACACTAAACCTTGGTGCTATGCCAGACGATTTGCCAGAGCGTAGCATTGCCCTAGTCGGTAATGCTCCAAAGCAGGGTGGTCTAGCAACTGCCGTTGCAAAGCGTGAGCGTGTATACTACGGTCGTCGCGTTGTTAGCGTCGATGGTGGAGCGCACACCCTGTCTCGTACAGATGCTACCACACTACCAGTTTCATTCCGCTTGCTACCAGATACATCGGTATCCGGCGCTGAATACGGAACTATGGGCACTAACTTCTGCCGCATATCCATTGATGCTGTTAATGCTCTTACGCTCGCTAACCATCTGCATGACTTCGTTGACATTGTACAATGTCTCAGTCATTGGTCGGAAGTCGGCCTCAATTACAATCATTGAATTTCTGCTCTCGTCGCCAGCACGTCGTATTCGATAAGTTCTCCGAAAGGGCCAAGCACAGGAGTAGAACCGATAACGTCAAAGACCGTAGCGACATTGTTGTCTTCCCACGCTAAGTCTCCATTCGCTGCGCGAATGTTTGTTAGTCTGTCTCGCTTGCTCAGGTTATATCCAGTTTGAATCTTTACGTACTCAACGTCCTCGTGAGTGTCACCCCAACGTTCGATAGAACCAACAACTCGGATACCTCCACCAGAAATACCACGAGCCATGCAAGGAATGTCTGCGTCCTTAGCCACCCACTTACGCTGGATTTCTCCGGACTCGGACTGGAACTTCTCTTGACTTAGCACGTCCATCTTCATGTTGAAGCGTGCAGACGCAATGCAGAACATTAGATAATCACCATGTTATACGCAGCATACTTGTTTAAAAGCATATCAGCGTCTAGATTTCCGGTCCCCTCAAATGCTCTTGCGTTGAAGTCAATTCGCCAGTCGGCTGTGGTCATGGCATTTACTCCGCGCTGTCTGTAGATAGACTCAGCACAGAAGTAGTCTCCGATAAGCATTAGGGCTGCCATGTTAATGTCATTAGGAACGCTAGGCCTACCGAAAGAGCCATGAAGTACAACAGACATCTTTGGTTCCCCACGTCGTAGATAAGTGTCGCTCTTTACGTTGTACCAACTGCTAGGAGTGTAGGTAACCTGAACCAGCCAACCATCATTGAGCAACTTTAAGTCTGCTACATTTCCAACTTCCCCATTGACTGTGAAGTAGTGAACGTGATATGCTCTATCTGATAGAGCAAAGGTTCCCGTCATTGTTGTGGTCGTAACCGTCTGCAACTTGGCTCCGAAACTCTGTCCAGTAATCTTATCAATTATTAATCTTACTCGACGTTCCATAAGTCTTAGTTCTTCAAAAGTCTTTGTCTCTAGTTGTGGATACGCTGTGACGATTTCGTCTAGGCTAACGTATGGCGTAACGATTTCGATATCCTCTTCGGCTGTGATATATTCGCCCTCAATGGAATATGTCCAATAGGACTTTAGGGAACCATCGTATCTCGTCGCGGCAAAAGGTAGTCGAACTTGATACCTTCCTAGGTTTAGGTCTTCGACAGTAAGGCTATCCCACACCTCTCCTGTCTCTGGATTCTTTACGACAACAGCAATATCGCCACTGTCAACTTCTACTGGCGCACCAGAAGTATAGACCGCATGGCTAATGTAGTCGCTGGTATTGCGGTAAACTTCAAACATATAGCACCACCATTCTGTATTTGACTCTATTGTACCAAATTATCTGCTAGATGCAAACACAAAAGCCCCGCCTAAGCGGGGCCAGTGTGTTCGGATATCTATTTAGGAGTAGTATTCCGCTGCTTCGCGTGGGGTTGCAATGTGGAATCCATGCTCTAGGTCAAAGATAGCCTGAGCCTCATCCTCTGTGCAGATTACAAATGGATGGTCCTTGGTAAATGTCTTGCCAGCGACCTCAAAGTGAGGGTTCTGGCGGTCCATCTTAACCAGAACGTCCTTTTCTCTCGGAGTTCTACGACGAGTAACAATAACCTCGTCCTCGACTGGCTCAACCTCAGGCTCCATGACCTTTTCTTCCTTAATTACATTGGCTAGACGCTGACGCTCTAATTCTTCCTCAGCAGCAGCCGCAAGACGAGCCTCTTCGCGCTTGGCTAGCATTTCTGCGTACATGTCCCATGTAACACCATCCTCGTTAAATGCTGCCGCAGCAAGTGTCGGGTCAATCTTATTCTTGCTGTTTACACAGTCACTAAGGTCTACGCCAAATAGTTCGGCCACTTCTCTTAGTTCTGCATCCTTCAACTTCTGAAAAGACATAAATCCTCCTTGTGGGTCTTTCTTTTAGTATAGCACACCAATTATTCTTAGACAACTGAAAAAGCCACCCCGAAGGGTGGCTTAATCAGAAGTAACGAAGGGATTAGACTCCGTAAGAGCCTGCTACACGTACGTTCTTTACAACAACGTATGCGTCAAGGTTCTCTACAGCAACACCAACGCGGGTGAATACTGTGTACTCAATTGTGTCCTTCTTTGGTACAAACTCGCGGAACACCTGAATGTCACGCTTGATTGCCCAAATACGGTTGTTAGGGAAGGTTAGTTCCAATTCACCGTGCTGACCATCATAGCCAGTCTCGTCTGCGGTTGTGTATGTGCCTGGACGTGTCTCATCAAAGAGTGGTACCTCAATGATAGGAATTCCGAAGGCAACTGCAACCTGAGCGATACCGCCAGTTAGGGCTGCTCCTGCTGCGTCTGCTGGGCCGTTTGCAAACAGGTTGTACTGCCAGTCCTGTAGCAAGTTAGAGCCAGTGTAGAAACGCAACTGAGCACGACGCTGCTTGTAAACTGCTGGAAGAGCCTTGATAGCAGCGTTGAACACGCTGGAATCTAGGACACGACCGGCTGCGTCTACAACACGACCGCCTGTGAAAGCACGCTTACGCCAACCATCAAAAGCCTTTAGTAGAGGGTCTGCGCTGGAAGCGTCACCGTTAATTGCAACGTCTTCTAGGTCGTTACCCATCTGAGAAGCCATTAGTCGAGCGATGTGGTCTTCTAGACCGGCACCTTCTAGTCCATCTTCCAAAGCCTCGCTAGAAAGTTCCCAATCTAGACGCAACTTGGTAGAGGTAATAGAAACCTTGCTGAATGTGACGCCCGCGTTAACGTGGTCATCTACAGCCTCAGTCGCTACGCGAACAAGACGCTCTCCAATGTGCATACGGTCCAATTCTGCTGTGTCTCCACGTAGACGCTCGGTACGAGCATCACGGCCAAGAACAGTTGCATCGAACATGTAGTCAATGAAGCGGTTTCCCTGCTGAGGGTTAAGTAGACCCTGCTGGGTTGCCCCTAGCATAGTCGTATCAATAACCTTTTCTAGTAAGTCATCTGTCATTTTTATCTTTCACCTCCCTTATCTTGTGATATCCGAAACGTTAGCACCGAGGAAGCGCCCGCCCCAAATGGATTCTGTCTTTTCAATCTTTTCTGTTGACCCGCCAAGGTCAGCAGACTTCTTAAATGCCGTGTCACCTTCAACAGCATCTACGCGCTTGGCTACATCTTCATGTAGCGTGCTGAACTTTG